CAAAATCGCGTACACTCTCTTGCATAGGTGGCGAAATGCCAGCAAAACAGGACACGCGACAGAACGTAGAAAGCAGCGAACACCGCAAACGACTGATGGAAGTCGGCGAACTACCAGAGATCGCCAACCCGCAGCGCCGCGAATACTGCCGCACCGACCTCCACGCCTTCTTGCTGAGTTACTTCCCGGAAACCACAGGCCTCAAGCCATTCAGTGACGACCAAAAAGGCGCCATCATCCGAATGCAGCGAGCGATTCTGCAGGGCGGGTCTCGGGTGCTCAATTTGTTTCCCCGCGGCTTCGGCAAGACCACCATCAGTGAAAACGCCGCACTGTGGGCGATCCTATACGGGCACAGGCGATTTATTCCAATCATCGGCGCGGACGAACACGCCGCGAAGGACAACATCGAGTCTATTAAAACCGAGCTACTCACCAACGACCTCTTGGCCGAAGACTTTCCGGAGGTGGTGTGTTGCGTTAAGCACCTCGAAAACAAGGCCCAGCGAGCACGAAGCCAGACATACAAAGGCGAGCCCACATTCATCCAATGGGGGCAGGATACGCTGGTGCTCCCGTCGATAAAAAACGAGATCGGCGAATGGACAGCGTCTAGCGGCGCAATCGTGACGGCCCGCGGCCTGACTGGTCGGATCCGCGGCATGGCCCATAAGCGACCCGACGGGACAAAACAACGACCTGATTTTGTCATCATCGACGACCCGCAGACGGACATCAGCGCACTTAGCCCCGCGCAATGCACGAAGCGACTCAGTCTGATCCGCAAGGGTGTCCTTCGGCTCGGTGGCCACACAGAGCAAATTTCGGCCGTAATGAATGCCACAGTAATCATTGAGGATGACGCTGTCGATCAGTTGGCAGATCACCAAAAGCACCCGGAGTGGGAAGGGCTCCGCATTCCAATGCTCAAGCGGTTTGCCGACGAGCATGAGAAATTCTGGCTCGGCGAATACGCAGACCTTCGCCGCAACTACAACCCGGAAGACCCACACGACCGCAGCCGCGCAATTGAGGCGAGCAATCAGCTCTATCTTGCAAATCGTGAGCGAGCAGACGCTGGGGCGCTCGCCACATGGGACGAGTGCTATTCCGTCGGTGAATACTCAGCCATTCAGCATGCTTACAACATTCTGATCGACGACGGCGAGGACGTGTTTGCTTCGGAATGTCAGAACCAGCCGCTCAGGCTTAATCACGGTACGGGCTTCCTTTCCGCGGGCGAAATCAATCGCGACCGCGTCGGCACTTGGCAGCGACTGCCGAACGACACGGTGGCCGTCGGTTTTCACATCGACGTGCAAAAGCGGCTGCTGTATTGGACCTGCGTAGGCATTTCGGCTGACTTTCGCATTTACCCGATCTACGGCACCTACCCGCAACAAAAAACCAGCACCTTCGAGTACCGGGCGGTGAAGCTGTCGATTCAGCAGGTCCACCGTGGGCTGTCCGAGGAAAAGGCAATCGAGACAGCATTGGGCAAGCTGCTGGAGGATTTGACACAGCGACAATGGGAGCGGCAAGACGGCAGCCAGATCCCGTTCGACATCGGCCTGATTGACGGCGGCTATCAGCCCGCAGCAGTCCGGCAGGCAATTGCACAGTCGCCACAGAAAAACCGGCTATTTGTGACGTTTGGCCGCGGCATCAAAGCCGGCGACGTGCCAATGTTGCAGCGTGCAAAGCGACCGCACGAAATACGCAGTGCAGACGCAGCCATTCCATGGATAATGCAGCCGGACGCCACAACAAAATCAATGCGAAATGTTTTCGTTGATTCAAACAGCGTCAAAACCTTCTTGGCTCGGCGAATTGCAACTGACGCTGGCCGGGCCGGATCGTTTGAGTTGTCGAAAGGCGAACACCGCCGCTACTGCGAGCACCTTGCCGCTAGCGAATATGCGACCGAAACGACAGGCCCGCACGGCTCAATTCTTGAGTGGCGACAATTGCCAGGGGCGCCAGATAATCACTGGCTCGACACAACCTGCGGAGCGATTGTTGCGTGCAGCATTGGAGGCAAGGTATCATTCACCAGATCCGCAACGCCACAGGCAGCGGGAAGGGCACAGCGAAAGAAAGTGAGTTATCTATGACCGGCAAGCGACAGCAGGCAAAACCGTGGACACCTCCGCCGCCGATTGACGTGCAGCGATTGAGGCAGCAAGCACCAGCACAGACGCCGCCAACGCAGGCGGCCGCCGCATCTGCTCGGGTGGCTGATTGCGTCGTCGAGGAAGTCCCGGCCGCGTGTCCGCGCTGCCAGTCAACCGATCGGGAGCAACTGGAGGGCACGATTACCCGCAACATTTCGGGCATGACCCGCGACGGCCGCACATTTACCCGCGTTCGCTGGGCTTATTGCACCTGCCGCAAGTGCTCCCAGCGTTACAGGGTAATCCGCCGTGAAAACTCGGGTGAATAGTTCGGAATCCGAAATCCTGCGGTTGCTGGCCCCACAGTAAGCCGCCAAACTCGCACCCATGGCAAACCTCCAAACACTTCGTGAACGTCGAGACGCGCTTGAGGCCGCAATTGCAAGCGGCGTCACGTCGATCTCTGTTGATGGGCAGATGACTACATTTGCCAGTCTGCAGGATCTGCAGCGCGTCTTGAACCGCATCAACGACGAAATCGCGGAGTGTACCGGCCAAAACAAGAAACGGCCGCGGGCTGCGTCTGTCTATTTGGGGGCCAGCCCATGACAACGCTTGCCAACCGCGTCGCCAGATTCTTTCAAACAGGCTACGACGCTGTCAAAACGAGCGGCAAGCGTAAGTCGGCCCCGACTATCCTCAAGAACGAGGACAATGAACTAAAAGGGCAAGACCGGCACGCACTGCTCGGGACTACGCGAGACCTCGCCCGCAACTTTGCGCTGGTGGCATGGGCGATCCGCAAGCACCTCGATTACGTCTCAATGTTTGACTTTCAAAGCCGGACGCAGATCCCGGAATTGAATGCACGGATTGAATCACTGATGGCGGACTGGCAGTTGCCGCAAAACTGTGATGCTGCCGGCCGTCATTCATTTCCGCGAATGCTCAGGCTGTTTGAGTCCTGCCGCACCAGCGACGGCGACGTGTTCGCACTGAAACTCAACAGCCTTCAGTTGCAGGCAATCGAAGGCGACCGCATCAGGCAGCCGCAAGACGCTGAAATTCTGAATCGTGGTGAGTGGTTCAACGGCGTCAGGGTCAACGCGGCAGGCGGCGCCGCTGAATACGCACTGTGGAACAGATCCGGCGATGGCCGATTTGAGTTTGCTCGCAGCCTGCCAGCAAGTCGCGTCATTCATCACGCCTATTTTTCGCGTTTCGATCAGGCACGGGGCATCAGCCCGCTGGCCGCCGCCGTAAATTCCTTCCGGGACGTCTACGAGGGCATCGACTACGCATTGGCGAAAATGAAGGTGGAGCAGTTGTTTGCTCTCGTGTTCTATCGCGACGCAAACGACACAGTGGCGCCTTTGACCGACGGCAGCAGCGAGGCAAACGGCTACTCGGTAAACTTCGGAAAGGGGCCGGTGCAGTTGGATCTGGACCCCGGCGACAAAGCCGAATTCCTCAAGACTGACAACCCCGGCAGTAACACCCGCGAGTTTATTCAGGTGGTTCTGTCGATCGCGATGAAGTCACTCGACCTGCCCTACAACTTTGCGGACGAGTCGTTTACAAATTTCTTCGGCTCGCGTGCCGCGTGGCTGCAATATGACCGCGCTTGCATCGCCAAACGTGCGGACATTGCCGAGTTTCTCCGCAAGATCACGGTTTGGCTTTATCAAGGCTGGATCGCATCTGGCCGGCTGGTTATTCCTGAGGGCATGACCATTCGCGACCTGTCGTTTGAGTGGGTTCACCGCGGAATGCCATGGTGGGACCCTGCAAAGGAAATCAACGGCAACGTGGCAGCCATTCAAGCGGGACTAGACAACCCCTACCGTATCTGCAAAGAAACCGGCCGCGGAGAATTCGAAGAAAACGTGGACGCCATCGCACGGGCTCAACAATACGCTCGGAGCAAGGGTGTGGCGCTCAATTACGCCATGCAGCCTGTCGAGCAACCTGACGAAGACGATGACGAAGACGATAATGAGATTGAGCGAGTACCAGAACGCAACACAAGGGGCCGACTATGAACAGCGTGATTGAAATGCCACTGAAGCACTTCCGCGCCAAACTAGCCCGTGGTGCTGGTGCCGTTGAGCGCGAGGGCGGCAAATATGGACACGGCGCCATTTACGGCGTCAGCGTGATAACCCGCGGCGAAGCGCTCGGGCACAGCATGTGGATCGACGAGCAATTTCTGGCAGACACCACCGCCGCAATCAACAGAGGCGAAAGCGGCATCAAGGCGCGTTTCACGCATCCCGGGCTGTCTTCCGATGGGCTCGGCAAATACCTTGGCCGCATCACCGATGCTCGCATGGAAGGCAACAAGGTGCTGGCCGATCTGCACTTTCAAGAGTCAGCGACCAAAACGCCAGATGGAAACCTTGCGGATTACGTCATGCAGCTGGCAGAAGACGATCCGCAGTCGTTTGGCCTGTCTATTGTTTTCGATGTCAACGAAGAGCAGATGACGCAGCACCGCGAGGAGCACACATTCGGCGAGCCGGCAAAATTCGTCAGCCCCGACGAGGAAAACAAAAACAACTACCCACACGCACGCATGAGCAGCCTTCGGGCTGCCGACGCTGTGGATTCCCCAGCCGCCAATCCTGATGGCCTGTTTCATCGCGAGCAGGAAATCGCACAGGACGCCGATGGGCTCTTTGCATTCGCTTTGGGGTTATCTGCCGACCAGCCCCAGCTGCGAGCACTCAGCGTCGATCCTGACCGCGTCAGGGCTGCTGTGGTGCGATTCATGGATCGGCACGGATTGACTCTCCAGAAAGGATCGGAACCAATGGCGAACACCGCCCCCGCGGGTGATCCCGCACCGATTCCGCAACCGACGCGCGAAGACTTCGCCGCTGAGTGCAAGCGTTTCATCGCTGCGTTTGGCGCGAGAGGTGGCGAGTGGTTTGCGGATGGCAAGACCTACGGCGACTGCCAGGATCTGCTGATTGCAGACCTGCGGGCTCAATTGTCCGCGAAAGACGAGCAGTTGGCAGAACTGCAACAGCGGCTGGCCGCAATCGACCTCGGCGAGCCTTCGCCGGTAAAGTTTGCTGACAACACCAGCCCTGAAAAACCACAGGCCCGCAGCCTCAACGCTGGCGTGGCTCAGCGAATCCGAATGCCGCAACCCGCTTTTCCGTCCGCAAACTGAAGGAGACATGATCCATGGCGAATGATTACGTAGCAATCAGCGACTTCGTCGCCGATGCTCTCGATGTTGCACGAACGGCGACCAGCGATCTATTGCTGGCTGCTCCGACCGTGGCGCGAATGCCCCGCATTGCACCTGCAGACGGCGGCACCGTCCACAAATACAACAAGTACACCGGCAAGCCGACTGTCGGCTTCCGCTCGGAAAACGACGGCCGCGAAAACGACCACAGCGAAGACACCGTGGTGAGCGTAAATCTCAAGATTTGCGACTTCTCGTTTGCTGTCGACATGGCCGTCGCCGATGGCTGGCGTGATGGTGGCGCTCAAGCGTACATCGCACGCGAAGGCCGCCGGCACCTGGAAGCGATGTTGTTCAAGCTCGAACAGCAGTTGTTTTATGGCACTGGCACTAATGGCGATGCTGCTGGTTTCAGCGGGTTCTTGAATTCGACTTACCTTGACGCGCTTGCCGATGGCATGGTTGTCGATGCTGGTGGCACAACCGCCGCAACGGCTTCCAGTGTCTACGGCATCCGCCTGAGCACCGACGACGTTGCTATGGTGACGAAAGATACCATCGACTTCGGCGAGACGACCATTCAGCGCGTGGCCGGCTCCACTGGTTTCTATCCCGCCTACTGGACCCCTGCGAGCGTTTGGGTGGGCCTGCAGATGGGTGGCGCGTACAGCGTCGGCCGCATCGCAAACCTCACCGCAGACAGCGGCAAGGGGCTTACTGACGACCTCATCAGCGAGATGCTCAACGAGTTTCCCGCCAACATGGGGCCGTCAATTCTCGTCATGAATCGCCGCTCACTGCGACAGTTGCAGCAGTCCCGCACTGCCACCAACTCAACCGGCGCACCTGCACCGTTTCCGACGGAAGCCTTTGGCGTGCCAATCATCGTCACAGATGCTCTCCTGAGCACTGAGGCACTGGAGACCTGACGTGCCATCACCGATGGAGTTGGCATTGTCTGCTGGATTATCTCTCGCGAGGGTTGCGGCTGGTTCGCCAGTCACAATCACGCGAGGGGCATCCACAATCACGGCAACCGCCGTGCAAGGACAATCGCAGAAAGTCACCATCGGCGAAGACACAGAGACGACCGTGGACGCTGTCGACTGGCTCATTCCAGCGGCAGCGTACACACACGGCACACCAGCGATTGGCGACATCATCGCCCGCAAACTGAACTCGACAACGTACACCTACACCGTCGAGGCGCTGTTGGTTGGGCAGAGTTGCTGGGATTGGAGCGACACAGGCAAGACGCAATACCGTATCCACACACGCAAGGACGGCGGCTCAGCGTTCGATTTTGTGTTGGTGAATGAGTTTGATTTGCAGGGCAATGAGGTGCGATACTGATGGCCACTATTCAACTCAAGGGCATCAAGGAGTTGCAACTCACGCTCGACGATTTGCGTGAGTTTGGCGATGGCACATTAGCCACAGCAATTGTCCGTGCAGGACTACAGGCCGTTGCAAAACAAATGCGAGCAGACATTGATTCGCGAGTAAAAGGCGTGCGGCAGGAGGTTGGATACCGGTTTGTGAGGCAGAAATCAAAAGGCGTGCGGGTTGGTAAAGTTGGCGTAGGTGTTGGCAAACGACGAGCACAAAACGCGGAGCGTCGCGGCCGATCAGGCATCGGCATTACCTCGGGTAATTGGCACTGGTGGGTGTTGGGTTCCTTTAAGGGCGAGCGATTTGCAAGGCGGCGACGTGGCGGAGGCAGGATTGCAGGCGTGAAGCCACAATCCCGCGGCGTCATGCCAGCACAGCAACCGCACTTCGCCAGCAACGCAGCAATTAAGGCAAAGCCGGCAGTACTGGCGGCAATGCAACGTGTTGGCCGAAAAGCCATCGACAGTTTCTCTTCACAACACAAATAAGGATTCGGCCATGGCCAAACTCAAAGTCAAAGGCACCATCATCAAGCAGACCATTGCGTCTGTTCTCACCGCAGTCGCGCAGATCACCGAATTCAACCACGACGGCGCGGAATCAGAGACCTACGACGCCACCACCATTGATACCAGCGGCGCCGGCAAGGAATACTCACAGACCGGCTACAGCGAGGGCGGGAATTTCAATTTCTCAATCTTCTATGATGTCGATTTGGCTGGGCATCAGGCAATCACGGACCTGATCACAACCCCGGCCGATTGCGTGTGGTCGATTACATTCACAGACGCGACACCAGCCACTTCCTCATTTACCTCCGCGGGCGTTGGATTTTCCTTTACCGGCGCGATGAATGACGGACTCAAGGCGGATGTTGCGCTGAAACTCACTGGCCTCATGGGTTACACCACATGAAGATCCGGCTGATTCGTGACGATTTGAACGCTCCTCCTGGCACCGTACAGGAGGGCGTCGTTTCAAAAAACGGCGTCCTTTGGTGGATCAAAGGCACCATCATCGACGTTCCAAAACGTGCCGCACAGTTACTCGTCGGCAACGGCGACGCTGAGCCGGCAGACGACGAATCGGAGGCGGCGTGCGACGGGTGGCGCAACCGCCGCGCAGACGTGCTGGTGAGCCGCGAAATGTTGGCAAGAGGAATTGAACCACAGGACCGGGAAAGATTCCGCGCTGGTGAATTGGCTGGATACAATCCAGACGGCAGCGAAATCCCCGGACCAAACTGGAGGCAGGCAGATGAGCAGAACAGCGATCAGTAGGGCAGCGTTTTTGCAGGGTATCAATGAGCGACCGAAGGAAGACGTTCCGTTGCCTGAATTGGGCGAGGGGCTCGTTGTTGTCGTTGTCGGTATGACCGCAAAAGAACGCACCGCGTTTGAGCGGCAATTTGCCACCAAAGACGGCAAAACCATTGACGCACGGATGAGTGAGTTTCGTGAGCGGCTTGTGGTGGCTTGCTGCCGCAATGATGACGGATCACCGCTGTTTCAACCGGAAGACGTGACGGCACTCGGTGGCAAGCGAGCAGACGTGCTGGAGCGTATCGTAAACGCTTGTCAGCGGCTTTCTGGATTCAGCAAGGAAGACATCGAAGC